TGCCACAACCCTCGACAACCTCGGATTAGCGCACGACACGACCGAGGTCGAGGCAATGATCGACGCGCTACAGCGTGAGTCAGGCGTAGCCGACGACGCGCTACGACCGGCGTACGACCGTCTAGTGCGATCTATCGGCGACACCGAGCAGGCTACAAGCACGCTACGACTGGCAATGGACATCAGCGCCGGTAGTGGAAAGTCATTAGAAACGGTCGTGCAGGCACTCGGCAAGGCATACGACGGCAACACAACAGGACTAAGCAGGCTCGGCGCCGGTATCGACAAGGCTGTGCTGGCGACTGGCAACATGGACACAATTACGAAGGATCTAGCGCGCACCTTCGGGGGTCAGGCTCAAACAGCAGCCAGCACATACCAGGGCCAATTGGACCGCCTAGCCGTTGGCTTCGGCGAACTGCAGGAGTCGTTCGGCGCAGGTTTCCTCGGCGCCCTCGGCAAAACTGAAGGTAAAACTGGCGACCTCATGACCGCAATGCAGGACCTGCAACCTGCGCTGCAGGACGTCGGTGCTGCAGTCGGTGACCTTGTCGTCGAACTAGCTGGCATGGTTACGTCAGCCGACAAAGCATCAAAGGCCGGCAAACGTTTCCTTGACGACCCGAACTGGGACGACCTGAGCACGCTCATACGTGAAACAGCCGACAGCAACAGTTACCTCATCAGCACATTCGTGTCAGGCCTGCCAACAGTGGGCCCGTACCTAAATGCCCTTCTGTCGCTGGTCGGTGGCTACGACGCGTTAACGGGCGCAGCCAACGAGGCGTACGGCGGGGTCAGCCGTACAGCCATGGCGATGGGGAAGGGCACACCTGAGGTCGACCGAAATACTGCAGCGACCACAAGATGGAACGCGATCGCAGCGGCTAGCGGTGCAGTCGTGTCGACCACAGGTGGCAACCTAGACAAGTATTTCGCCAGCCTCAACAGCACAGCCAGCGCGACCGGTGGCGCGTCAAAGGAAACCGACCTGCTGACGACAGCCTTCGACCTGCAACGTGGCGTGGTCGAGAAACTGCAGACGACTCTTGACAGTCAGGTCACAGACTTAGAGCGCGCGACCGCAGCAGCACAGGACTACTCGAGCACGCTAGCCAGCCAATTGCTCGGTGGTATCGACCTTGGCGCTGCACAGCAGACAGGTGCCGACCTTGGGATCTCGACCTTAGAAGCATTCGATAGGCAGATAGCCGAGGCGGCATGGTTCGGCAACGTCCTGTCCTCAATTAAGGCCAGCGGCGCAGACCAGCGGCTAGTCGACCAGATAGCGGCCCTAGGTCCTGCAGCCGGCGGGGCACTCGCACAGGAAATGATCGACAAAGGGCTCGTGCAGACGTTCAGCGACCGACTAGTGGACGTGATCGCTACAGCGACCACAGTGTCACAGGCAATGGTCCCCGAGTTCTTAACCGCAGGTATCGACTCGGCAACCGACTTTGTCGACGGCACGATTGAGCAACTACTGCTCGAGCAGGACCGTCTGAAGAAAATAGGCAAGACGATCGGCAAAGGCATCGGCGTAAACATCAAGGCAGAAATCGCCCAGGCAGTAGCTGAGGCAGTGGCAGCAGCACAGGCCGCCAAGACTGCAGCAGCAGCCGAGCGCGCAGCCGAGATAGCAGCACAAGCAGTGACCGTGTCCGAGCAGCAGATCGCCCAGGCACTACAGCGACTGATAGCCAACAGCAACAGTCGAGCCGGATTCACAACTGGCGCCCCTGCGACCACGCCGGTGCTCGGATGATCCCAACAGTCCTAGTGAACGGTGTCGCCCTCGACCTTGACGGTGTCGAGTACCGGATCACTGTCACCCACGGTCGTAACGACATCACAGCTGCGCCAGCACCAAGCGACGCCACAATGACGCTCATTGGTTTCCTGTCGATCCCAGTAGAAATCAGTGACATTGTCGAGGTTGAGTCGTACGGCGTCACGCGCTTCACTGGTCGAGTAACCGACACGATCCTTAGCCACGACTACAACCCAAACGGCCCAACGCTCGGTGTCGGTGATACCTGCTACGTGGCGCGCCTCGACGTCACACTCATAGGTAACCTCAGCCTGCTCGGCCTGAAATACGTCGGCGCAGCAGGCTACGCACAAGAACTACTCAACGACCGGGTCGAGAACATCCTCACCGATGCAGCCGTGTCCTATACAAACAACAGCGACCCACTCATGACACAAGAAGCACTAGCGGCCCTTGACGGTGGCTACTCGGCGCTAGATCTGCTCACAGCACTAGGCACCCAGACAGGTGGCACCTTGTGCGACCTACCCGACGGCGCTGTGCTGTGGGAGTCGTACAGCCGTCGAGGCTACGGCTACAACCCAGCGCATTGGGCAGACTTGGACCCCACCGACACGTGGCCGGATATCCCATACATTTGGGCAGACGTTTACGACCGAGTCGACACGGCGCCACTCACCGTCGAGCTGCCACACACTGCAATCGCCTGGTCACCTGTCTGGCGCAACACTTCACAGACAATCCTGAACGACGTCACAGTCATATATGGCGCCAGTCAGAACCAATCACAGAACGACACAGACCCAGCGTCAATCATCACGCACGGCCGTCGAGCGTTCACCTTGTCGACGCAACTGCACGAAGCGACCGACGCGCTGTCGCGAGCCTCGGACATTATCCGCACCCAGTCCGAGCCACGCTATGCCGTGCAATCGGTCGAGGTCCTTGTCGAGACACTTACCGACCCACTACGTGGCAGCCTGCTCGACGTCATCAGTGGCAGCAAAGTCGGCATCAACCTGCTACCCCAGCCAGCACCGATAGACGATTTCGTTGGAGTGTGCGAGGGATGGGCCGAGACATACACCCCCGGTCAGCACAGGCTGGTCCTAAGCCTGTCTGACCCGAGGTTTTCATACCAAGTAGTCCGATGGAATGAGATAAGCGCCGTCCTAACTTGGGCCGGTGTCGACCTGACTGTGCAGTGGTACAACGTAGTCACTGCAGCCGACCTAGTCGCCTAACTGAAAGGATTAAGTCATGGGACTCCCGTACGTACTATCAAGCGACCTGGTGTCGGCGTATCCGGCGAAGAGCTTGGAGATAGCACAATACGTCGACGGCTATATACCGCTACTAGCCATGACACAGAACGCACAAACAGGAACTACCTACAGTTTCGTCCTGACCGACTTCACGAAGCTCGTCACGTTGTCCAACGCAAGCGCCGTAGCAGTCACACTGCCGCTCGAAGCGACGGTGGCATGGCCAGCCGGCACACAACTACGACTGCTGAACGTCGGCGCTGGCACTGTCACAGTCGCTGGTGCTGTCGGTGTCACCATCAACGGCAGCCCGCTAACACTGACCCAGTACAAGGGCGCCAACTTGATTAAGACTGGGACGAATACGTGGGTATTTATCCCTTTCGCTAGTGGTGTCGGAGCTGCCGTGTTCTCCGACACCCCAACAGGCACACTCACGGGCTACGCATACAAGACTTTCATTGCGTCAGGAACTTTGACGGTCACCACGGCCGGGTTTGCGGACGTCCTCATCGTTGGTGGCGGCGGCGGGTGTGGTGGCGACACGGGTGCTAACGCTGTTAACGCGGGCGGCGGAGGCGGCGGCGGTATTTTCGGTGGAGGCGTAACAACGGTTTACCTTCCGGTCGGAACCCACACGGTGACCGTCGGCGGTGGCGGTGCTCGGTGGACGATGGCAGGCGGTGGCGCCTCACAATTAGCGTCAATGGTAGCCATGGGCGGCGGAATGGGTTTTGGCTACGCCACCATGACCTCCTACGTCAACGGCGCATTTGGTGGGTCCGGTGGTGGAGGCTCAAATAACAACACGACCGGACAACCGGGAGGTAGCGCAGTACCTGGGCAAGGAAACGCGGGCGGTACGGGTTCAACGACCGCAGGCGCGACCGGTGGCGGCGGAGGCGGCGGCGGCGGTTCGGCCGTCGGTGCTGTGGGTACAACCTCCGTCGGTGGCGCCGGAGGTGCAGGCTATGGGACAACGTTTGTTGGCACGACACCGACCGGCGGATATTCACCCGGTACGTTCACGTGCTCGGGTGGTGGCGGTGGTGCTCGAAGTTCAGGAACACCGGGTGCAGGCGGTGCAGGCGGCGGCGGCGGAGGTTCGACCACCGGAATAGGAACCAATGGCGGAACGAACACGGGCGGCGGAGGGGGCGGCGGTTACCAATCGACGGCCCTTCAACCTGCCCAGGGCGGTAGTGGACTAGTGACAGTTAGGGTGGCAGTCTGATGGCACATTTCGCTTTGATCGACTCAGGGAACATCGTCCGCGAGGTCATCGTCATATCGAACGCTGACTGTGGCGGGGGAACCTTCCCGGCATCCGAACCCATCGGCCAAGCCTTCATTAACGGGCCACACCCGGACTGTTTAGCGTTGCAAGGCCATTGGCTACAAACGTCCTACTCGGGTTCGTTCCGTGAATGCTACGCGGGTAAGGGATACAGCTACGACCCGACGCTTGACGTTTTCGTTCCACCATCAGGGCCCGAGGTGGCGCCGTGACATGGAAACTGGCTGCAGCAGCCGACACGCTACTTAAGCAGGTAAACACTCGCTACCCAAAGCGTGACAAGTCGAGCGACGGCACGATAGGCGACCAGGCACACAAGCGCCGTGTCTCTGACCACAACCCTGACAAGTCTGGCTACGTCATGGCACTCGACCTTGATGAGGACGGCTGGCCAGCGCACAAGTTCGCCGACCAACTCATCGAGTACGTACGCAAGTCAGGCGACAACCGTATAAAAAACGTCGTCTATGAGGGTCGGGTAGCAAGCGGCACCTATTCAGACCAACGATGGGTGTGGCGCAGCGCCCCTAGCCTCGGACACGCTCATCACATTCACATCAGTTTTAGCGATGCAGGTAAGCACGACGGGCGCCCCTTCCCATTGCCGATCCTCGACATGCCACAGGCCGAGCCGGTCGAGCTGGTGCCAGCGAAGAAAACAGCAGCCAAGAAAGCGCCGGCAAAGAAAGCAGCAGCGCCGAAGCCATGACAGAAATGTTTACCACCGTCATCGGCCTGCTCGTGGCAGTCCTTGGGCTTGTCGCACTCGTCATACGTGGTCAATCGAAAGCACAGCGACCGAACGGTGGTAAATCACAGTACGACCTGCTGCTGAGGATTGAGTCGCGACTCGACAGGCTAGAGCGCAACCAAGACGAGCACCTAAGGCACCACATGGAAGGACCATGATGCTCGACAAACTGTCGCCGGAAGCCAGGCACCTGATGCTGCTACTTATTGGCGCCCTGATTGCGTGGGCCAGCACCGAGCTGCCAATGCATCTAGACCCGTTACCAGCCAGCCTGCTCGGCGCATTCACCACCGTCGCCCTGGCATGGCTGACACCACTGACACGGCAGTATGGCATCGGCGCCCCTGACAGTGTTGACAACAATGAGTAATTTGATAGGCTAGTGTCTAGGTCGGTCACAAGGACCGGCCAGACCAAAGGGGAAACACATGTACTACATCTTCTACAAGCACCTCAGCAAGCGCGGCCACGTCAGAATGACCGTCCTGTCCTACCCTGACAACTCGGCGATCGGATTTGAGCACTACGACGAGGCGCAGGAGGCAGGCGACGAGCTCCTGAAGACAGGCGTCGGAGGCTGCATCTGGTTCGAGGTTCGACGGATCTACTAGGCACCGAACGGGCCACGCAACAGCGTGGCCCGTTTCCTATTTGAGAGGAAGCAATGAGCGACACAAACACGTATTCGACGCGACAGGCAGCCGAGGTCCTCGACCTGAGCCAGTCGACCGTCCAACGCATGGCAGACGAAGGACAACTACCGTCCTACAGGACACCAGGTGGCTTCCGCAGGCTTGACGCTGGCGCTGTGCAGGAATACCGCAGAACACGAATATCCAGCACGGTCACACTGGTCGAGCCGTTCGGTGGTGATGCCGCATGATCGCCGAAGCAGCCTTGACTGCAGTCGTACAACTGGCACCGGCCTGCACTGACCCGGTCGTCAACGTCCTGCACTCGGCAGGTTTCCGAGGTCAAGCGCTGCGCTACGCGTACGGCATCGTCATGCGGGAGTCGAAAGGCAACGCTCGAGCAATATCGAGCACGTCCGACTATGGCCTGTTTCAGTTCAACCGAGCAGCACACAAACGAGCCGAATGGTGGCACTCGACGCGGCTACTTGATCCCGCCTACAACGCTGCTGTCGCGTGGCGCATATCGCAAGGCGGTCGCACCTGGTACCCGTGGGACATCGCCGGCAACGGCCAGCACCTTGGGCGCTACAGCAGTCGAGCGACCTACCGAGTGTGGGTCCAATACGTGAAGGCGTACCCATGCTAGAGCCAGCGACCTACTCGTGGCGCTGCACACTGTGCGACGCCAACGGCCATGGTGGCGCGTCAGCGTTTGCCGTCCACTACAGGCACAAGCACCAAGAACCGCAACCCACCTACACAGGTTTCCTGATCGAGGCACGCGACGAGCACGGACTACGAGGCACAGCGGCCTACCAGTGGGCGCACTCGGCGTACGCCGAATATGTGCGTAATCAGGAGTGAAGACACCGAAGCGGCTACCGAGCGCGCGGGAGTTTGCTCTACTGACATGGGACGCACGCATCGAGGTCCTGTCGGCGCTGCGAGCAATTCAACTTGCCTACCTACAAACCGAAGAAATAAGGGGAAACGATGACCTACGAAATACAGACCAAGCCAAAGGATGAACCTGATCTAGTCGTAGCCGAGCTGCTCGGTGTCATCAACAAGATGTCACACAGCAATAAGCGCCTAGAGGGGATCATCAAGGAATATGAAGCAATTGCAACTAGCTACGACCACAAGGCCGCCACGCTGCGCGACGAGCGCGACAGGGCCCGAGGCCTAGCGGCACGACTAGAGGCCGAGTGTCACGACTGCTGGGGCCCTGTTCATTCTCAGGCCGTCGCAGCAGCACGCCTAGAAGCCAACTGGTCAGACGAGGGGACAGACAATGTCGCGCGATGACTACGTCGAGGTCAGCGAACGTATACGTCAATTCGTAGAGCAGTACCCCACCGGCTCATTGCAAGCAGACTGGGGCATGGTCGACCGCGACGGTGAGCAGTGGCTAGCCGTCAAGGCATACGCCTACCGGACGCCTGACGACGCTCGACCTGGTATCGGTCACGCTTGGGAACCGATCCCGGGTCGGACGCCGTTTACCAAGGGCTCGGAACTGATGAACGGCGAAACGAGCGCATGGGGCAGATCCTTGGCAGCAATCGGCATAGCCGTAAACAAAGGCATCGCGAGCGCTAACGAAATCCGGTCAGCGCAAGGTCGAGCAGACGACCCAGTCGCTGCCAAGGTTGCCGACATGGGCAGTTACCGGACACCATCAGGTGGCCACAAGTCCGAAGGAGGACAGCAGGCGACACCGAAACAGATAGGACTACTCAAAGGCACGATGTCGAAACAGCACATCAACGAAGCCGTGCTCGCCGACTACTGCACGCAGCAGCTCGGCTTTGAGCTACCTGTCGAAGGGCTCGGCGCACTAACAAAGGCACAGGCCTCCGTCATCATCGACGCGCTACTGAAGTCAGCAGCAGGCCCAGCGACACGGTCGAGCGCGCCAGTCGAGGACGACCCGTGGGTAACGTCATGACGTGTCCAGTCTGCGAGGCGTTCATGGAACTGTTTGACGAATGCAACGACTGCCTACGACTGCAATACGAGCCAACACCACTAAAGCGGACGGGTCGACCGCCTGCATCAGCGCGACCTGGCATTTGTCTACGTGGCCACGTCATGATCAAGGCAGGTCGCTGGCGCTGCAAACCATGCGATGCCATCTACGCCGACAGGAAACGACAGAAGAGGAAGGCCAAGCGATGATCCAAGCAATCGCCCTAGTCCTCGACTTCGCACCAACCCACTGGACACCCAGCACGCGCATGGTCGCGGTCGCCCTAGCCGACTACGCCAACACTGACACAGGGCTGTGCTGGCCGTCGATCTCTAGCCTGTCCAGACGCTCAGGTGTGTCAGGTCGGCAGGTCCAACGATGCCTACGGCAGATCGAGGCAGACGGTTGGATCGAGCGGACATGCGGCGTCCACAAGGTGGGGACAAACCTGTGGACATGGCGCAAGCGCATCGCCCTAGGGGGTGACACCCACGTCACCCCCCGGGTGACACCGGTGTCACCCCTGCGTAGAGGGACAGGGTGACACCGGTGTCACCCGAACCGTTAGTACTTAACCACCATGGAACCGTTACCGGCCAGCATGGCTAGCAACCGACGAGGACCTGGCTACCGACAGTGGGTCGCACAAGTCATGGCCACATGCGAGCCCGTATGCATCCGATGCCACATGCCAGTCGACATGACACTGTCACGACGAAGCAAATGGGGAGCAAGCGCAGACCACGAGCCAGCCCTAGTACTCACAGGCGAACTACTCCCAAGCATGGACGGCGCAGGCATCGCACACCTCGACTGCAACCGTCGACACGGCGCAGCACTCGCCAAGAAACTGCACGCCAACAGCCCTACCCGTTCTTTCAGCAGACCGAAGTCAC